TAAATAAAGGCATACAGATTCTGAGAATCCAGCTTTACGTGCAGCTTTAAACATCTCATGCTTAGCAATATAAAACACTTCTAGCTTAGATAAAGGGTCGGGTGATTTACGTACCACACGCCTGTTAATCTTCTTTCTTTTACGAGTGCTAGCCATATTAAAATTATGACTTACTAATTAAGATAAAGAGATCATCGACACGCTTTTCTAATCGTGTTAATTGATCCTTCATGCTAGAGCCACCATTAGGGCGTAACTCATTTAGCCAGCCTTTAACTAAAAAACGTAATCCTACTAGCCCGCCTGATAGCACGGCCATAACGCCAGCGCCAAAACCAGCCCACTCTGTAGGTGTCATGCTTCATTAGCACCGATGCCATAAGCACTGTCGGATTTATCTAGAGCCCTAGCTGCTGGACCTGCTAAAGCTGCAACAATCACAGACACGGCAGGATCTAAACCTAATTCATTACTTGCTAAAAATGTTAGTAGCGATACAAGCACGCCTCTAAAATATGATTTTATTATTGCTTTTTGTTTTTTGCTTATCTTCATATCTTGCCCCCTATTAGTGGTATGTCGAACGCTGTGCCATTTAAATCACCTAGTGTTGTAAAGCTAATATGTATATGTTTCACGTGCGGGTTAATGCCTTTGTACTTACGCCATTTCCAATTTAATATCTTCGAGCATATTCTCCCGTTAAAGATGACGTATGATATGCGTGGATCCGACTTGGCTGCGATTCTGATCTGGTCAGCCAGATAAGGTGCGAGGCTGTCGGATGACTCCAACCTAGAATTAAGATCAAGACCTCTGACCCACCCAAACCTGTCTGGATTATGATCCGATTTTCTGGCGGAGTGACGACTATCGCCCAACCATCCTTCTGGACTTTTAGTACACCGATCTGGAAACCACGTATCAATTTGATCTCTCAACTGCACACCAGCTGCACATAGTTTAGGTTGCATCGGCACAATTCCTCAAGATTATGCTGATGCTGTTGGTTTCACCAAAGGCGTTGGTGTTGGCAGTAATGCCTCAATCTCCGCCTCAGTTAATCCTAACTTTTCATAAGCGGCAATCTTAGTTGCCCTTAATTGTTCGGCTTCTAGTTTTGCATTTTCTTTAGCAGTTTGCCAAGCCTCAATTTCGGCATTTCTTTGTGTTTTTTCCTGTGCCGTCATTTCTCTGACAACGTTTTCGCCAGTAGTGTGGTCGTATATTCCAAGTTGATTATTTGTCATTATGATTTATTAACTCCAAAGATAGATACTGTTCCAGTTATGTTTGTGCTTGCTGATTTTAATATAAAGCCAGTATATGTGCGGGCAACAAATGCTTCTCCACCAATAACCGATTGAACAAGTGCAGAATTATTAAAAAACAAACCTGAAACTATTGGATACTGACTAGAATTACCAACACTGTTTACATAAAATTGACCACTGCCCGGATCTCCACTACCGCCAGTGTGTGTTGATAATATAATTTCGTTAGCATTATTAACGCCACTTGTGCTTACGCTATTGCTATAATTATAGCCAAAGTTTGCTGCATAATAATTAGCCGCTTGTGTTGTTGGTCCAGCATATCTAAATTGCCAAAGTAAATCATCTGATGCAGTAGCCGCATAGATTTCATCAATGTTGACAAAATATGTGTCATAGGTTGATGTAAATACGCCATCAAATGCTTGGGATGAAACATTTGAAAATGATGTGCGACTAATTAAAGTCATACCGCCACCACCAGCAGGAGCCGCCCAAGTTGGCACGCCACCAGCAACAGTTAAAACATTGCCAGTTGATCCAATACCTAATCTAGCTGGAGTTGATCCGCTTGAAGAATAAATTGTGTCGCCTGTAGTCGTCATTGGATTTGTCATACCTGTTGTATCTAGGTTTGCCCAAGCACTACCTGTGTAATAAGTGGTTACGTTTGTATCTTTAAGATACGCAAAATTACCTTCTTGCGGTGATGTTACAGCTGAATCTCTAGCAGCGGCGCTAGCAAACACCCAAACACCTTGCATTAAATAACCATCAACATCGGCGGCGGTTAATACCTCGCCTGTAACAAAATCTTTAAATCCTAATCCTGCTGCCATTATTTCTCCTTAGTAACTGAGCACATTATAGTCTAAAGTGCCGTATATATTGTTATTTAGAATCAGTGCATCGATGACTGGTTCAAGGGTCGTAAAAAAGACCCTAAAGCTGTTGGGTGTAATTGTGTTAGCCACGCCAAAGATTTGTAATGTTTTGTCTAGGGTAGATCCACCTGGTTGGGTAGTTACCACCCGAATTGGATCAAAAAAATCTAACTCTAAAGCTGCAATTATGCCTGAGTTGTAATTGTTGGTGTAAAGGTCTAACTCAATTCCATCGCACCGCACGCTGGTTTCGGCACGGCTAGCCACGTATGCCCTTGCATAATCTAGGGCTACAGCATCGGTCTGCATTAAAAGGTCTTGCAGGTTGTATGAGTGAATAAAGTATTTGTCAATAGATGCCTGGTTGATGGCTGTCTGTGGTGATCCACCTGTACGGCTAATTTGCGCTGAGTTAAAGATCAAGTCATCATCTAATTTCCACATGGCGTTGGCGTATGCGATACCTGTTCCATTATCGTTAAATGTAGTTACTGTGCCACCGATTGATCCTGCCGTTACTGCTCTATCTTGAAATACAAACTCTCCGTTTGTGTTCACATATAGCGCCCCATATTCGGATGTCGCTACAGTAGTCATCGCATCTAGTGAAGTACGTGCTGTGCCAGGGTCTGCCTGCATAGTAGTCAAACCTGCATCTACATCCCGCATAGTCGCTGGCCAGTCAATCTGATCTAATATCTGGTTAATTCTTGTTCCTGATAAATTGCCAGCACTAGCACCCGTAACTGTAGATATTTGTGCATTAGAAGCCAAGCGAAAAGCATCAACAGCTGTAATCGTAGTGTAGGCAACTTCTGTTGCATCCTTCGGTTGAGTATTAACGTATGAAGTAATAAATCCTGAAAATAGGCTATAAGTGGTAGCACCATAAGTAGCAGAGATTTGCACCTTCTTCATAGGTGTTAGCAATTCGTAATATGGCCCTGATGGATTAGTCGGGTTAAAATCTCCGTTTTGATCTATTATGCGTAAAGTTAATTGCCCTGTTTGGAATTGATCTGCTAAAGCATTACGGCCTCGGCTAGTCTGTATTAAATTAACTTGATCTGATACATCAACAATAAGAGCTGCAGAATCTCCCAATATGTTTACGTCCAGTATTCCTGTTCCCAGGATAAGGCTCTGCGCAAAACTAGGTCCAGTCGAAAAATTTATTATTGCATTGATTGTTGGTACGGCCATTACTGGATAGTTCCCGCTGGTACTAACTTATTGCCATATTTAAGATTTACTCTTACTAACTCGCCAATAGCAGATACCAATTTATCACTGCTAGCGTTTGGATCAAGTGTTAATGTAGCTGTAGTTTGTGTGGTAGCAGCGGTTGTAGCAGCGGTTTGTGCAGCCATATTTGTTACACCTTGTGGCAGTCTAACAAACTCATCTGGTGCTATCTGATTACGGCCTCGGCCAGTAATTTCACCTAAAGCATTGAACAAAGCAGGGCCAAAATTTGTCAGCGCACTAGCGGCCATACCTGCAGCTGTGGCTAGTGCATCAATCGATGCTTTAGCGCCTAATTCAGCATTTAATTTTTTAGCCAAAGCCTCGTTATTATCTAGGATTGCTAGCTGCGCTCTTAAACGTAATTTAGTCTCTTCATCGGTTGCCTGGTTAAGCGCCAAAGTTAATCCTATGCGCTCTACGTCAAACTTATCTTTTAATTTGTCTAGCTCTGTTTTTGCTTTTAACGCAGCGTTTTCTGTTGCTCGCAACTTATTAGCGTCTTTAATTCTTTTATTTTCGGTAGCCCTAGCAATATCAGCGCCAGCGCTAGATCCTAAACTATAACTAAAATTAGATTTAGGTTTTGTTGCTTCGCTAGCACCAAAAGATGCTAACTTGGCTATTAAAGAATTGTTGTATACAAACGCAATAACTTTATCTAGTTTTAATTTAGAGAATATGGCTGAACCAATACTGATAATTCGGCCTAATATAGAACTCAAACCAATTACTACGTTTGCAATAGTTGTAGCCACTTTTTCCATAGCCGTACCAAGTGAAGCTATATTTTGATCTTTGCCAATCATACTCAAAGAATCTAGTAAACCTTTGCCTATAGTTTCACTAGCATTGGCAGCGGAAGTTTTTAACACATCCATTTTACCTGCGTATGTATCTAATCTTGCTAAAGATTGACCTGAAAATTTATTAGAAGCCTCATCTAAAATTTTATTCATATCGCCACTGGCTAACGTGGTTTTACTAATTCCAGCACCTAATCTAGATAAAGCAGTGGTTTGCCCAGCGTAACCTTTAGCAATAGCCGCACTAACTTCTACAACGCTTTTACCTGTGCCAGCTGCTATATCTAGCGCAATACCTAGAGCCTTTTGGCTTTGAGTCAATGAGCCACTAGCTGTGAGTATTGTTTGCAAGGCTGGCCTTAATTCGTCATCTAATACACCAGTAGCCTTCTGTAAATTGGCTATGTATAATTCAACCCCTGGTGCTGAAAAAGCATAGCCAGTGTTATTTAACTGTATCTCAAGCGCTTTGGCAGCTGCTTCATCTGCCGCAAAAGCTTTAATTGCATTTTTGCTAAAATTAGTTATCGCACCTACAGCAAATACACTTGCAAAAGTTTTGCTCAGACTTTTAACCCTTTTATCAAACGCACTAATTTCTTTCTGGCCTTTTTTAAGTCCTTTGTTATCAAAGGTGCTAACTGCGCTGACAATTAAATTAGGCATTATGCAGCCTTCCTAAGTTCGGTATCTTTTTTAAATTTGACTGCTACTGTGTCAATAGCATCAACCACAGCTGGAATAACTTTGTTTTTAGTCTCATCCCAAGCACGGAAAATAACACGGCCTCGCTGCATGCCTTGGCCCTTCATACTGCTTAGCATCTCAGCGGCTGAATTGAACTCAGCTGGTGCATTAGGATTTAATGATTTGTTGCCTCTAGGTTTATTTAAGCGCCCAGCAGTCTCAAAGATTGCGCCTGATCTAGAATTATTGTAAACATAAAATGCAGCTCTATAACCGCTGTTATTGCGTTTGTTTTGACCTGCTGAATAGGCCACGCCACCTATTGCTAGAGCATAATCGTATGGTGGAAATAATTTTTTTGGATCTTTAATGGTTTCTAATGATGCAGTGCCTTTACCCCAGCCGCTCAAAACTTCGCTTTGCTGTGGCAGATAACCACGTGCTCGATCTCGCACAATTAACATTGCTCGCTTAACGTTTTTAGACATCTCTTTATTGAGATCTTTGTCTACATCCTTCATAGCCTTCTGGAGTTGCTTAACGCCGTTTACCACGACTGGCATTTTTAATCTCCTTAGCTCTATCTGTCAATACCTGGATTATTGCTAGATACATTTCCGTATCCATATCAATAAACTCTCTAGGCGGTATTCCAGTTTCTACTGCTAATTGCGCAATAGTGTAAGCAATAGAATTCCGCTCAGTTATTTTTTTTCTTCGTCTAATACCTCAACAGTATCTAGAGTGTCTATAAACTCTGATCCCCATAAAGGTATCTGTGCGCCAGCCCTGCGTAAGCATTCATAAGCCAGCCAGAATATCTCTGTTTGACGCTCATGCTCACGCAAGACCTTGCTAATTCCTGATCCATACTTTAACTCGAAAGCGTACTCGACACCTGGTGTGATCTTATGCTCTGATACTTCACCATTAGCCCTTGTTATCTTTAGCTTTGCCATTGTTACTCCTTAGTTAAAATGCCACCGATGGGGACACTGTTACTGCGGAGTTTACTGTAAAGGACAGACTTGATGTTGCAACTTCAGCCACGCCACCTTGACCGATTGGGGTGAGATTGTTTACCAACACTGAGAATTGGTACGTTGGGTTTGTAGCTGATACGGCAGTGCCTTTAACAGTAATTACTGATACTGACAGGGTTTGTCCAAAAGCTGCGTTTAATGTTGTCATTACTTGGCTGGCTGCCCAGTCATTGATAAAGTCGATTGAGAATGTTGCTGATTGTAGACCTGCAACAAACTTATGTGCGGTATCGCCCATCGCTGTTACTTCTAGCTCATCTACGATCTGATTGATTACAGCGTTAGTTACATAAGCGCTAATATCGATTGAAGGTACAGTAGGTGCAGCAGCGGTAGCCAACTTAACACCAACGTTATTATTTAAATAGATTGCCATTGTTATTCCTCATCTTTCTTTGTTTGTGCAGTTGGTTTTGGTGCGTCTTGAATTTGGCCTGTCTTTTTTAAGAAGGCTAAGTCTTCTTCGTGTGTACTCATTTTAACTCCAGCTCGTTAGGATTGATACAGTTATTTCTGATGTTAATAAATCTCCACTAGCTGCATTAGTTATAGCTGGAGCGGAGACACTTGATATGTTGTAAACCAGGGTCGATGCCGCTAGTTTAGTTACTACTGCCACAATAAAGTTTTCCATACCTAGCAAATTGCCTTGGTTATCAAATGCAGGTGTAGTTATTAAAATCTTAAAATTAGCCAAGGGTGCGATGCTTGTCTGGCTGTTATTGCTTGGCACAATATAAGGATCGCTAGGTGTTACGACTACGCTGTTAGCAAGTAAGGTTGCAGGTGGAAAACTAAAGGTAGACCATACTCCAGCGTTTGTTAAAGCTGTTGCTAGCGTGCCACGTAAGGTGCTTATTGCGGCCATTAGCCCACCAGTGATGCTGGACTTGAATACGGCTGGATGAGACCACGCACTCGGTTAATCAGCTGATAACCCATCCGATAAGGGCTGGCAGAGATCCCATCCATACCGACCCCACCAGTCTGGCTAACTTGTCTTGCTTGCCAGATGTCTACAGC